GAATAATTCTTCACCTTGATAGATGTAGTCAACTGAATCAGCTACGATCTGGAAAATAGACTCAAGGTTATCCTCGGCAGACTCCATACGCTTCATCATTTCGATAGTTGGATATCGGAGAACCATACCAACATCACCGAATAGTTCGATCTTGTTAGTGTGTTTTGGATCCTTTTCTACTACGATTGTAGATAAGTCGATAATTAGTTTAACTCTAGCTTTTTCGTTTTGTTCACCATGATCTTCATCACACTGGACGATAAGATCTACAGTTTCGCCGACAGACTTAGCACGAATCTGAGTAAAGATATATTCAATATCGAATGTAGCAAACTTTTCTACATCCACTTTATCTAAAAGACAATCCTTGATGACTGTCTTTAGAGTATCAATCATAATCATCAAATCTTCAGACTGCTGAGCAATCAATAAAGACTTTTCTTCTTTGATAAGGAATGGTCGAAAGCGAACATTCTTACCAGTTGATGGGATTGTTGGGTTGTATGTTGGTGTTGATTGTAATGGTAAAGCCATATTATTCTCCTGACAGTTTCTTAATCATCTTGTTCAATTCAGTGGTGCTACCAACGAAGATAGCGTTATTGTTTGTTACTTGCTTAGACGCTTCTTTTCCTGGATCGTCTAATTTCTTTTTCTGTTGGTGTAGATCTAACAGTTGCTGATTAATGTCAGCTAGTTGTTTCATTAGATTACCAACAACTTCAATTGCACGTGGGTGTTCAGATTGTTGAGCCACAGCCAGTGCAGTTTGTAGTGCGTTTTGACCATCCAAAAGAAGTTTACGAAGATTATCACGAGCGTGGTCGTAATCATCTTCAATCTTTTCTGAATGGGTAACATTTAATGCTGGTTTATTAATCACTTCAACTTCACTTTCTGGCATCGGTTCCATACCGAACACCTGTGATAACGATTCATCAGTTTTCATATATTCTTATTAAAACTTAATTGCTGGAATTCTAGATGTTACGCTAGAGAATGTTCTCATAGCACCTTGAACCACAGCACCTGTTGCAAAATTACCCACCTCACCTAAACCTTTGTTTAGTCTTTCGTTGGATCCAGTAAAGTTTTCCATAAACTTATCTATAAAGTTCTTTGAGATCTTTTGATCATTAGCCAATTGTTGGATAGTGCTAGAAGTCCAATATTTGTATTGGAAGGTAACAGTTAGTTTCATAGTATCTTTCGCAGCGTTATCTAGGCTGATAGCACTAATCGTTTTAGGATAACACTCATATAAAGTCATTTCATAACGAGTCTTTTCTTGTAGATCTTGAACTTCAATTTGCATGTTAGTTACATAATTGTTATAATACTCAAATGTTCTGGTTATTGGATTTTGGATAGAACCAATCCATGCATCAAACATAGACTTAACCTGCATTTCTTTATCCACATGGAATGTCAACTGTGCAGTATCAAACAATTTCTCATAAGGCACTTCACGAACTTCGCCATAGGATCTGTTTTGAATAGTGGAGAAATTAACCCCTGGAAGAACTGCTTGATCGCAGAACAATAAAGTTTTACGTAGGTTAGCTGGATTAACGTTAGCTGGAGGTGTAAACAATACAGCAAATCTGTTTGTTCGAGCCAAACCTTGTGACTTGATTTCTGAGATAAAATTTTTGACTGACATTATGATATCCTGTTGATAATCTGACGAGATTTTTCCCAAACATGGTCTTCTGAGTAGTTTACCATCTTTTCTACTGGTAGTAGTAAAGCTGTTGCCCAGTCATACGCTCTAATCTCTCTAAACTGTGAACGCATGCCACTAAAATTATACTGCTTAAAGGCTGGAACTGCTGCAGCGAATTTACCCACTGATTTAATCGCAGCCCAATTGTAACGAATTCTTGTATTCTCATCCATCTTATTATTTGTTTTATACTGCATCAAACGATATAACAACATAACTCGATGTTGATAAGGTAGATAGTGAAAGTTGATTCCACTAAAACCATTTAGACTTCTTTTATATAACAACACTAAAGGAAATCTATCAAAGTATGGTAACGTAGTTTTATTCAATGGTTCATAGAAGAAACAATACATTCTTCCAGGTTGAAGTTTCATAGTTAGCTGAGTAGGATTACCTTTATATACTGTAAAGGGTGTCATACCTTGTCGAGCTAACAACATCCACTGTTGCTCATACCATGCCTTAGACTTTCTGAATGCCACGTTCAGATCATACTTGTTTCTTTCGAAAACGTCCATACGGACAATTTCCGATGTAGTCTTAGTCTTCTTTCTAATAGGCATAATTATTATTTAGGTTTAACCAGACCAAGTTCATGCTCTGTGATAATCTTAAATTCCCACTTGCGATCAGCTGCATAGGATCTAGCTGCAGACCATTTAGCCTGATTTTTAACAAACATGGCGGATTCAACTAAATATCTCTGTGTCTTCTTTCCAGGATACTCTGGTGGTGTTAGTTGTTTAGAGGGTTTTACCTCGATAAGATAGGTTTTAACATTACCATCTTTGTCTTTTATTTGTATCTTAAAGTCCACAAAATAACGATGAATCTTGTTGTCTGTGGGACAACGATATGGGATTACGATCTCTTCAGATACCCATTTAACAACGTTAGGGTTGTGGTCACACCATAATGCGAAACGAGTCTCCCAAGACGATCTCATAAAGATTACTGTTGGGTCTCCTGCATACTTTTGTGGATTAACTGGTGTATACTTTCTCTTGTGGAACATAAATAAGTGATAAGAAATACTAAACACCTTTATTTAGGGTAAAACAACAAAAATGACAGCAGAACGCAAAGAGATCTCCAAGCGAATTTCCAATACACAGAGCGATGTAGCTACACCTGCGGACACAGGGACTTCACCAAACAAATATGCCGTAGAGCAGTATATGTATCCTCTAGATCTTATGACAGAACAGTATGGTGGAAACTATGCGGTGTTCTATGTCAATATGACTGCTGACTCTAAATTAAGACCGAATACTACTAATCTGGCTTTAGATCCTGCGATTGAAAAGCGAGATCGTCCAGATATTATCGCTAAACCAGTGAACACTTCTAGTTTAACTGGATCAACTGCGGTTCTTAACACACTAACTGGTCTAGTTGGTGGTTCTATTTTAGGAAGAGGTATTTCAGGTGCAGCTAAGGGTGTTGCTTTAGCTAACTTACCAACAGTTGGTGTTGCTGTAACTGGATCGCAATCTCCAGAAACCACTCGCTCTAAACGTAGAACAGTAGCCACTATTGCATTACATGTGCCAAATCAACTATCAGTTCGCTATTCTATGCAGTGGTCTGATGAAGATACTGCTGCACTACAGATGACTGAGACTGGTGTGGAAGAAATTCTAAATGCACTTAAGAGTAAAAGTAAGAGTTCTACAGAAGGTATCGTTGACGTAGCCAAAGGCACTGGTAGCGAGATTGCTCAAAACGTAATTCTATCAAAAGGTGCTGGTGCAGTTTCAGGTGGAGCATTATCTGCTAAACTGCGTATTGCAGCTAACCCAAAGAAAGAGCAAGCATTTAAGGGTGTAGACTTCCGTACATTCACTTTCGACTATCAGTTCTTCCCAAGATCTGAGAAAGAAGCAGAAACAGTATTGAATATTATTCAGACATTTAAGTTTCATATGCACCCAGAATTTAAGAGTGCGAATCACTTCGTATTCATTTATCCATCTGAGTTTGATATTCTGTATTTCACCAATGGTCAAGAAAATAGAAGCATCCACCGACATACATCTTGTGTTCTGACTGACATGAACGTAAACTATACCCCAAATGGATCCTTTACTACATTTGCTAATGGTATGCCAACACAAATCAATATGCAGATGACTTTCAAAGAACTTCTTATTCTTACCAAAGAACAGATCGACAAAGGACTATAATTTATGTACTTCAAAGACTTTCCAAAGTTTTTATACGACTTTAGTTATGGTACTAACGGAGAAACCAAAACATCTTTGGTGCGAGACATTACTCGTAACATTCGTTTTCGCAGAGACATTTTATCAAACATCACTCTTTACGACGAATATGATATTATTGATGGTGAAACACCAGAGATTATCTCAGAAAAGATTTATGGTACACCAGAGTATCACTGGGTGATTATGCTGGCTAATGAAGCCTTTGATTATGCTTCTGATTTTCCATTAATGGAACCTGAACTACAACGTCATATTAAAACTTCTTACAACCCAGTATTATACTCTTCAGATTGGTTTTGGGATACTCATGAAGATAATCTTAGATATATCCATATAAAAATAACCAGCAATGATGTTCCTTTTAGAATTGAATATCTAACAGCACCAGTTAAAATTACAC